CCTTGTATTGCTGCAGCCAGATCTTCGGCACCCTGCCCCGCCTGCCGGAACGCTTGGACAAGTTTGTCTGTAGCTTCCTCTCCTAGCCCCATCTCTCGCGCCAGATTTTTAATCTCTGTCTGGGCATTTATTAAATCGCCGATTACGGTGCCGATTAACGACCCAGCGAAACCACCCGTGGGACCAAGCAGTGCGCCCAATCCGCCACCAACAGAACCGCCTATTGCAGCGGGACCGCTCTGACCGAACAACAGCGGGAAGGCCCCGCCGATTGCCACATTGCTGATAGTGCTTTTCCTGTTCCGCAAGCGTTTAGCTCGCAATGCGGCTGTCTTATCGTCTTCCTTTTGCTGCAGATTTGCGAGAAACTTGATGCGTTTTTGTCTAGTGTTGTAGCTCTTTAATGCTTTGGTCTCGCGGAGATTGACTGTCTCAGTAATGCGTCTCTTCTCCAGTTCCGCTGTCTCAGCGATAAGTCTCTGTTCCAGACTCGCGAGCTTGCGTAAACCCTGGGTCTGGCTTTGAACAGGACCGGCAGCAGCTGTTGGCACACCCCGGCTAGTCTCGGCAGCTCTGTTAACGACCGTGTTTGTTCTTTTGAGAGCACGCTCCACATCTTTGAAGATTGGTGGGAGCGTTTGTGCCCTGTCCGCTTGCGCGTTTAGCTGCTCAGAGAATTTTCGGCTGTTGTCTAGTCCTTTGTCGATCTGGGTATTTAAGTCTCCGTAGTACGAACTAAGTCGCTTGATGCCCCTGCCGCCAGCATCCAACAGCTCACTGCTGGGCAACATCAAAGGTGCTTGCCCGTAATTTGCGTTCAGACCCTTGGCAAATTTTTCGACTTTGCGTTGTCGACGGTCAATAGCCTTATCTACTGCTCTCTGATCTTTATTGACTCGCGAAGCGGTCTGACTGAAATTGGCAAACCCAGAATTTGCGCGGGAAGCGCGACTACGCGCCAAATTTGTCCCGACTTGGGCTTGCTCGTTGAAAGCACGTTGATTTCTTGTTGCTTGGGCAAGTAGCGTATTCTGTGCGCGAAGCTCATCATTTAGGCGTTTTCTTACGTTTACAAGCTTATTGGCTATCTTTTGGGCAGTTTCACTACTTGAGTTAAATTTGTCTAAGTTATTTTTAAGTTTACTCTGCCTACTGGTTAATTCAGATATAGTTTCAGATATTTCAAATAGTCGACGACGGTATGCTTCAATTACTTCTGTTTTAAACTGGGTGCCAAATTCTGCAAAACTGCCATCAAAAGCTCCACTAACTTTGCTGTACTCGTTGAGTAACGCCTGGAGCGGTGCTTTAGCTGCCGCTGCCGCAGCTGCTAATTTAATAACACGTGTAGTAACTGTTGCTATTTGCGGAGCAAAAGCGGCAAGTGCTACCGTACCAGCTGCAATCTGTGCTGTTAATACTGGTTGAGTAGCGGCCAGTTCTAACGCCCTATCTGTTAAATTGGCTAGCGATGCCGCTGCCTCAGTAACCGGACCTCGAACTCCCTTAAAGTTATTAGCAAAGTTGAGTGCTTCTACTCCAGCAATAGCAATACCTAATTGTGTAAAATTGTTAGCGACAAACTTAACTGTTTTGGCTACACCTGTTAGTGAACCTTTAATTACGTTTAGGGATCTTACTGTTTGACTTACATCTGACTTTCCTATATTGCCTACGGCTGAACTTATTTTTTGTACTTTTCCTATCGCACTCTCTACCTTACGGATACCCGCTAGAGCCTTCTCTACTTGTACCGATAGGTTAATATCGGCGTTAAAAGAGGCCACAAGATACCGCTAGTACTACTCGACAGTCTAGCGGCGAGTACCCTTAGTTTTTTTCATGGCCTTATCTTGCTCGTCGCTTAGGTAACCAAAGTAGGCGCTCCAGAGAAGAAGTTCTTCTTCGGTTACTTCTTCGGTGAGGCGGCGCAGGCTGTAGCCCAGTTCTTTGGCTACTCCCATACACAGGAGCAGCCAGTTGTCTTTACGCAGCTCCGTCGTCAGTACTTTTCATGTCGAGAGCTTCTTCGTCCTCTTCTCCTCCTAATACCGCCAACATTAAGGATTGGAGGTCGGCGTTGCGGACGGCGTTCTTGAGGTCGGCTACGTCGCCAGCACCAAACAGCGGGACGCCTTTGTCGTCTTTGGCTTTGCGTACCAGCAGCTGGAGCGCGAAGGCGTCGGGGTCATCGCTACGAGCGTCCTTTCTTGCGCGTTCACGCTCAGATGCAGTGAGCGGGGTAACCCACATAACCACTTGATCGCCTGATTCGAGGGTGACCTCTTTTTTAACAGGATCGAGTCGGGCAGCTTTTTTTAGCTTGTCGATAAAACGTCCGGCCATAAATACCTCTAGTACATAAGAACTATAACGTATTGCATAAAAAAACCCCCGCCGTCAACGGGGGTTAGTGTGTCTACGTCCCGATCACATACTAGACAAGAGCTTTGCCGAGTACGTTCTTGGGGTTGATGACATTGAAGTTGATCTCAGCTGTTGTGGGATCGTCAGGGTTGACGCTCAGGTTGATACTGGTCATTGTGATGTCACTCTCGATGTAGAGAGACTCTGCATCGTCGACTGCTGTGCCCGCATTGTTGGAGACAGTGTTGACGTACAGCTTGACACTTGCGCCCTGCTGGCTTCTGAGAAGCACGTTGCCGAGTAGCCGGTTGGCCAGGCTGGTCTGATCGTCTGTGAAATAGACGCTCATCGATCCACTGCCGCTGGCATAGCCAGATTGGGTGGTTCGGAAAGGTGCAAACTTACTCGATTCGGTTGAAGTTACACCGCATGGAAGCGTTGTGACATCCAACTCTTCACGGGTGATGTCGATTGAGAACTCACGTACTTGACAGACAGCAGCGTATTCTGCGTAGTCAATCGCGATGTGGTTAGCCGTGCCAGGGGTGTCTGCACTTCCGGTGCCGCCATCGCCGTTAAGCGTGATAGCAGAACCGCCAGAAGATGCGGATACCTGGATTGTCGAGCTGGTGCGAGCCACGACGTAGTACGTGGTTCCAGCCGTCAATGCGGTGTCGATGGACGCAGTACCTTCTTCAGCAAAAGTTACCGGGTCACCAACCACGTAGTCGTTAGTTGTAGGTACTGTGATCGAAGTACCTGCGGGGAAGTCGGTGTAATCCAACAGACAGAACATTGTTCCGGCTGGCTGGAAATAGATCGAGCCCTCCTGACCTGTTAAGGCGGAGCTATTGCAAGAAATCGGCATTGGTGCCTCCTAGAAAAAATACACAGAGTTTGGGGGCGTTTTAACAGGCGGGGGCTCCTGATTACCTGGCACGGCCAGTTGCTCACAGTCTAAGGAGATTTGTAGCTTGCTAAAAGTGGTGCTGTTAAACGGGCAAAGAAGTACGGCCTGTCATCTAAAGCTGCAAACTCTGGGCCGTTCATACGCAACACCGTCCCAAGTACACCCCCGACACGCGCTTTTGGGCGGTAAGACAGTGCGTTTAATGCTTGGCTGATCTCTGCCATTACTGTCTGTGCTCTGCCTGGACCGACCCCTTTTGGACCGTAATACTCAACAATTAGCACCGCACGGATAGCTTCGATTGAGCCGCAGGTTGTCGGCTCGGTCATTACCCCGTAGTTCAATCGGGTGGTTATAAATTCATCATCGGCGTCTCCCGACGCTTTCAGCTGGTTTTCATAACGGAAGGCTACGCCCGCTGTTGCAGCTGCCGCTTCTACAGGCTGCTCATAGTACCGTCTTACTGCTTGGAAGCTCATGAGAATCTCGTGGCGATGCTGCCACCTTTGAACCCCTTAATTGTGGGATTGTTTGCTGCTTTTAGCGTGGCTGCTTCTAAAACATTACGAAGCTTGCCGCCTTCTACAAAGTTTATGTACCAATCTT